ACACCCCACCACCCAAAAACGTAGTTGCACACTCTTTTTATGCTCGATATATTGTGTGGTTTTCTGTTGTTAGGTTTTTTTCAAATGTTATTCATTGTTGTATGTATGTTAAAACCCTTATGTTATTTGATGTTACAAGTCGTAAAGGTAATCCAGGCATGAAAGTTATATGAGGATATTAGTTTATGGGTAAAAGAGGCAGAATACAGCAACCTGATAGTCAGGGGCATAGAGATAACACTATTACAATTCTCCAGGGTGACAAAGAGTTAACGTTTAAAAGACCTGAGCCCTATAAAGCCTGGTTAAAAATTACCAGGGATCGTTGGGAGACGTATTGGGATAGTGATCTATCACAAATGACACAATTAGTTGATTTACCTGCATTAGAACGATTATTTCAATATTACGATCAGATTGATCGTGCTAATCGTGCAATACGTAAAGGTGGATCAAAAATGTTATTAGGTACAGGATCTAAAGGACAACAAAAACTACACCCACTAATTGAGCTTGTTATCAAGATTGAGGACAAAGTTATAAAGCTAGAAAATGAATTAGGATTAACACCACTCGCCAGGCAACGATTAGGCATTGCCTTTGGTGAGGCATCTATGTCAATCAATGCATTGCAGGAGTTCCTGGATAAGGATTGGGATGATTATGATGATCCGAGAATTATCGAAGTTAATAAAGATGGATCACACAAGAATCACCCTGAAATTAACGAAAAATTAGACGATCTGCAAAATCGGAAAATTGATTATGAAACAGGCGAAATCATATACCAGGAGGAGGAGTGAGCAATATCGTGTTACCTGCAACAAAAGGCAGAGACGTTGTTAATTTTATTGAGAGATGTTGTGTGCATGGTGAGGGTGATTTTTATGGCAGACCATTTATTTTAGATGAGTGGCAGAAAAAAATACTTTTTGAACTATATGAGACAAATCCTGATGGATCAAGAAAATATCGTGAGGCTCTTATTGGTTTACCTAAAGGAAATGGCAAATCTGCAATTATTAGTTGTGTAGGTTTATTTGAGTTAATTGGTGCAGGTGTAACATCTCCATTAGTTGCAATGGCAGGTGCATCAAAAGAACAGGCAGGATTAGTTTTTAACACTATGAGAGCAATGTGTGAAAATAGTCCAATACTATCTAAATTTACTGAGACGTTTGAGCACGAGATACATCTGAAAGGTAAACCAGGTAGAGCATATCGTGTATCAGCAGATTTTAAAACAGCAGAGGGTGGTCGTAACTCAACATTTATTGCAGATGAAATACATGAGTGGAGTAATGAAAGATTAGAGCGTATGCATTATGTTATGGCAAACAATACAGCAAAAAGGCAAGATGGTTTGGTTTTAAACATTACAACAGCAGGTTATGATAAAAATACTCTCGCAGGTCGTATGTATCAAAGAGGCAAGAAAAAACAAAGCGGTGAAGTAACTGACGACAATGAGTTTTATTTCCATTGGTTAGAGGCAGATCCAACAGATGATCCTAATGATCCTGAGGTATGGAAACGTGTTAACCCTGCAATACAAAATGGATGGTGGCAATTAGATAACTTAAAACGCAGACACAAGTCTTTACCGATTAACGAGTTTACCAGGTATCACCTTAACACCTGGACACGCACCAGGGATGATTCATGGCTACCTGATGGAGTATGGCATGAGCAGGCAACAGATAATTTAGAGTTTGATCAGGATCTACCGATGTTTTTAGGTGTGGACATGGCATTAAAACACGATAGTGTCGCAGTAGCTCAAGTCCAGGAACGTGATGGATATTTTTATACAACATGTCGTATATGGCTACCAGGACAAGAGTCAATACAATACTCAGAAATAGAAAAACACATAATTGATCTAAATACACAATATGATGTCAAAGAGGTAGCATACGATCCTGCATTTTTTCATAGATCAGCACAGGAACTTATAGACAATAATGTAAACATGGTTGAATTTCCACAATCAGGCAAAATGATGATCCCTGCATGTGGTAATGCTTATGATCTAATTATTGCTAGAAAAATTAAGCATCCTAATTATGAGACATTTACAGACCAGGTAATGTCTGCTGTACAAAGACAGACAGACCAGGGATGGAGATTATCAAAGGGTAAGTCAAAAAGAAAAATTGATGCGTGTATTGCAATGGTCATGGCATTAGATCGTGCAACTGCACCATCAGGTGAAAGTGAGGCAACAGTTGGCATATACGAGTGGTAAAACCAAAATTATTAAAATAACCAAAAGAATAGGACAAATAGGTAATCGTGTGATCAAAAGTACAATTAAAAACAGTAAAGAAATAGCCAGGAACGTTATTGAGTTATGTGCCTTGTTGTTAATTGTTTATGGATGCTATACAATTTACAAGCCATTAGGCTACATAATTTTGGGTTTTGGCTTATTAGCTATTAGTTATAATTTGAGGCAATAATTGAGTTTATTTTTTGATAAAGAGTTTAGAGGTCAGACTGACTATACGTTAGCAGAGATGATGGCTACCAGGAGTGCCAACCTTAATAATTGGGCAGGAGAAAAAGTCAACCAGGTAACAGCATTAGGCATACCTGCGGTGTTATCTTGTGTTACTTTATTATGTGACAGTATTGCAGTATTACCAATAAGAGTACAGCGATATGAAAATGGCAGAAAAATATACCAGGACAATCCAACCTGGATCGACAAGCCAAACAATCATCAACAAAAATTTGGTTTTATNCATCAAGTCATTGCATCTCTAGCATTACATGGAAATGCNTATATTTTTATNGACAGAGATCGCCAGGGCAGGGTTGTAGCATTAAACAGTATTGATCCTAACTCAGTAAAAGTACATACACACAATGGCAAAAAAGTATTTGAGATGAAAGACAAAACAACCCTGACTGATCAAAATATGTTACACATTGTATGGTTTAGTTACGCACAGGAGGCAGTAGGATTATCACCACTAAGACTTAACAATAATACTTTTAGCCTGGCATTAGCAATGGAACGTCACATATCACAATACTANTCACAGGGTGCAACACCATCATCAGTTTTAGAGACTGATAGAGATCTTAGTGCTGAACAGGCAGAAAGTTTACAAGCTACCTGGACAAANCATCATGTCAGATCAAGAAAACCTGCGGTNTTAACAGGAGGTCTAAAATGGCGATCAATATCCGCAGAGGCAGGATCAGAGTTAATNGATGCCAGGGATCAACTNACACAAGAAATTGCACGAGTATTTAGAATCCCATCNTTTTTAATTAATTCAAAGGGTGACAGTCAAACCTATGCCAATGTTGANAGTGCAGGNATAAACTTTGTTAGNCATACACTTTTACCCTGGATAGGCAGACTTGAATCATCATTGTCAACTCTTGTACCTGGTAAATCATTTATTACTATGGACACNTCTTATTATGAAAGAGGAGATCAGTTAACAAGATTAAGGGCAGGACAAGTTGCNATATCATCAGGNATCTTATCACCTAACGAGGTCAGAGAATCTATGGANTATGAGCCNTATCCTGGTGGTGACGAGTTTTATTTAGGCATCCAGGGTGCAGTAGCAAACATGGGTGATCCAATCGGTCAAGATCCAGGATCGCCATACGATGGGATGCAAGATGGCAGGTAATTATCCTGACAATTATGATTGGGATGATCANGAAATAGTNGATCTTGAATTTCACGACATTATTATGTCTGAGTTACTAGAGACAGATGTACAGGCAGATCGNAATGGTAGAAGTTTTGTTGAGAAAATTAGANAAACATTATTTCCAATACATACACAGACATTTTTTATAGCNATACCACCATTAAATTTTGATTTTGAGGTTTTATATTTAGAGGACGATGACGATGCCATATAAAATAATACACGATCATCCTGAGTGTCCAAAGGAAAGTGGCGAGACAGGTATGGATCAAGTTGGTGGACATGCAGTCGTCAAAGAGGATGACAATACACTAATGGGTTGTCACAAAACACATGAAAGTGCAGAGGATCAAATTACTGCGTTAAACATAGCTGAGTCAGAGACAGATGAGTACAACTACATGAAAAAGAAAAAAAAGAAAAAAAGAAATGAGCAAAGAGATGTAGATCTTAAACCTGCACAATTTATGCAAGACAATGCACAACGTGGTTTAGATAATTTAAACAGAGCAGGAGATGGACTAACTGATAAAACAAAACGTGAGGCAAGATCTATGGCAAATGGTGATGCACTTAGTGTTGATAAAACAGTAAGGCTATCCGCCTGGATCTCACGTCATCTTAGTGACCTGGACAGAGATAAAACTAATCCAAATGATCCAACAACCTGGATGGCATCTGACGTGGCATTTTTATTATGGGGTGCTAATCCCTGGAGTGAGCCAACTCGTGCAAAAGATTGGGCAGACAGAAAAATTGCACAGCTTGTAGATGAGGGTGAACTAGAGCCGAGAAGTGACAAAACTATGTCAGAAATAATTTACCCTGATCAAAATGTGGTTAAATCTAATAATATGGATAGTAAAACTGAATTACGTACATGGTCAATAAGCGATGTTGAGCAAAAAGATGATGGCGATGGTTTAATTACATTTGCAGGATATGCATCTGTTTTTGACTATCAATATCCTGTAAATGATCTCAGAGGCACATACTTAGAGTCTGTTGCACCTGGTGCATTTAGAAAAACATTATCTGAACAGGATGACGTAAAATTGTTAGTTAATCACGAGGGCATACCATTGGCTCGAACTAAGTCTAATACTTTAGATTTAACAGAGGACGCAAAAGGTCTAAGAGTCGAGGCAAAACTAGATCCTGCAAACCCAAAAGTTGCAGAGGTAGCTAGTGCAATGAAACGTAACGATCTTAATGAGATGTCGTTTGCATTTCAAGCAATCAAAGATGACTACAATGACCAGGGTGACGAGAGAGTGATAAGAGAGGCAAAATTATATGATGTCTCAATTGTTACTACTCCTGCATCTGATGCTACAACAGCAAAAATCAGAGGTGTCGATATACCAGGACTGCAAAAAGCCCTGGCAGAGGCACGATCCGATGGACAGGTAAATACTGACGTTTTATTATCTACAATCGACCAATTGCAGAGCTTATTGCCACAAAAGCAACAACAAACAGTTGCATTAGCAAAAAGAAAACTGCAAATGCTTGATATAAAGAAATAAGCCGAAATACAAGCCGACACGTTCACTTGTTAATTTCACTTAGTTTTTTTAATAACTTTAGTGCATAACGTAATAAAAATTACGAGATCTACTAAATCGGAAAAATTTAAAAAATAGGAGAAAAACAGAGATGTTAGAAAAATTAATCGAAAAAAGAAACGAGGAACGTTCTAAATTAGATGAATTACTTAAAACTGTTGAAACTGAGGAAAGAACAGAACTAAGTGACGATGAAAATGCAGAGTTTGATACTCGTTCACAAAAAATTAAAGCACTTGACGAAAGAATTGCAGAACTTGATGAATTAGCTGAAAGAGATGCAAAAATTGAGGAGTCAAGAGGCTTATTAAATGTAAAAGAGGAAACAGTTGCCCCTACTGTTACAGAAATGAAAGAGCAGGGCGTTTACGATAATCCTAAAAGATCGTTTTTAACAGATGCATACAATGCAGAATTTAATGGCGATTATGAGGCAAGAGAGAGAGTTAACTACTCACAAAAACAAGAATTAGAATCAAGAGACGTATCTACTTCTAATTTTGCAGGTTTAGTTATCCCTCAATATCTTGTTGATCAAACAGCAGAAAATTTGAAAGCAGGTAGCCCATTTTATAATTCAATACCTAAATTTCAATTACCTGATGATGGTATGACAATGCACATCAGCAGAGTTACAACAGGAACAGCAGTCGGTGCTCAATCATCTGAAAATGGTGCAGTATCAGAGACAGACATTGATGACACAGACTACACATTTCCTGTAACAACTTATGCAGGTGCACAAGATGTATCAAAACAAGCTATTGACAGAGGTACAGGCACAGAGGATGTTTTAATGGCAGATCTCATGGGTGCTTATTACACCGCAGTCGATAATGCAATGATCAATGGTGATGAAAGTTCTGGAACTCTTAAAGGGCTCAAGAATATTACAGGAATCACATCAACAACCTGGACAGATGCAAGTCCGACAGGTGCAGAGGCAGTAAGTAAGTTTGCAAAATTAATTAGCGACTTTACAACTGCACGTTATGCAAGTCCTGATCTTATCATTATGCATCCACGTAGATGGGCATATTTAGTTGGATCATTAGATGCAAATAACAGACCATTTGTGTTACCACAGGGTAACAACCCATCCAACGCAGTTGGTATTGGATCAATCGGATATAACGCAGTCGGTACACTTTTTGGTATACCTGTTGTAACTGATGCAAACATACAAACTGATGCAGGATCAGGTAATAATGAGGACAACGCATTTGCTGTTAAGACTTCTGACCTACCATTTTTTGAAAGTGCTAACGCACCTTTTAGATTGAGGTTTGAGGCAACAGCACCTAAGTCACTACAAGTGACAGTAGTTGTATTTAACTATGTAGCCTTCGGTGCAGGAAAGCAACCAAAATCAATTGGTATGCTCTCAGGTACAGGTATGGCAGGTGTTCTTTAATACCTAATTTTTTATGTGCGATCTTTAACGAGGTCGCACATAATACCAGGAGATATTATGGCAAAAGAAAAAAATCAAAGTTTGATAGATGGTTATCAAAGCGAGTTAAAGTCTGCTATTCAGCATGGACGACCTAAAAAATATATTGATGAAATTAAAAAAGCATTAATAGATGCAGGTGGTAAAGCTGACAAGATCGAGACAGCAGATAAGAAAAACAAAGCTGAGACAACATCTAAAAAAACTAAGTAATAGAAATTAGCAACAATGTCTGATTATATTACGAGCAATAATTTTAAGACGTTAAACAATATACCTACTTCTGACAGTCAGGACGATATAGCTATATCATCTGCAATAACATCAGCTAGTAGAGCTATTGACACATATTGTGGCAGACGTTTTTACCAGGATGGCGGTGTATCTGCTCATGTTTATAAAGCAGTAAACAGGAGATTTTTATTTACTCAAGATATATCAACTGCAACAGGTTTAATACTTAAGTTTGACACAGGTGACAATGGTACTTATGACAAGACAGTAGCGAGTACCGATTTTGAGTTATTGCCATACGATGGAATCGTTGGCGGTATAGAAACGTCACCATTCTACAAAATAAAAATGGTTGAGGATGATTTCCCAACAACAGGTGAAAGAGCACGAGTCCAGGTATCAGCTAGATGGGGTTGGGCAAGTACACCTGAGGCAATAGTACAAGCATGTTATCTTTTAGCATCAGAGTATTATTTTGCAAAAAATGCACCTTTTGGAATAGCAGGAATTAGTGAGGCAGGTTATTCAATAACAACCAGGAATAGCCCAATGGTAAAAAAATTAATAGATCCTTATAAAAGAGGGGATCAGTTCGGTATAGCATGAAAGCAACTGTCAATCTTAATCAAATATTACAGGGCGGTTTAGCAGGTTTAGTTGCCTGGTTATTTAAAACTGTTAACGATTTACAACAGGAAGTTACTGCACTACAAGTAGAAGTTATAAACTCTAATAGCAAACTCTCTGATGTGTTAAATATTATTCAAAATATTGATTCGGAGATTACCGAGATTATTTGGAAAATAGGGGGATAATATGATGGACTGTTGTGGTAGCGGTTGTTGTACAGGCGGTAAGTAATGTGTCTAATTGACGCTAGAGCTGATGGATCATTTACTCAAATATGTAATTGCAAACATGGGAGTGAGCATTGCAATGGCAACAATTAATCAGGTAGCTGATGGGCTACAAACTACAATAGAGAACGTAACTAATTTACGTGTATATAGCGAGTTAGAGGATATTGTAAATCCACCTGCTTGTGTAATTTCTTTCCAGGGCACAGATTATGATCTAGCAATGCAAAGAGGTTTAGATCAAATGAATTTTGATCTTTTAATAATTGTACAAAGATCAAACCTAAGGACAGCAGTAGATAAACTTGAAAGCTATATATCAGGTAGTGGTAGTGAAAGCATAAAAGCAAAAATCTTTGCAACTCCAGGGCTAGGACTTAGTGATACTAATGCCAGGGCTATTAATGTAAGTAGTGTAGAAAATATGTCAGTTAATGGTATTGATTGTCTAAGTGCAACAATGTCTGTAACAGTTTACACAAAAGGAAGTGCATAAAATGAAATTTGAAGTCATTGGCAATCATAAGATTATGGGTGCAGATAAAGGTGAAATTATTGAGATTGATAACGAGGTACTAGCACAAACACTTATTGATGGCGGACACATTAAAGAAGTTAAAAGATCAAGAACTAAAAAAGGACATTACAAACCTGATGATCCTAAGACTAAAAAAAATGAGGCATACGAGGACGCATGAGTGTATTTGCATTAACTGATGGACGATTAGCAATTGGTGGATATGATCTATCTGATAATGTAGTTGCAATGAATCTTACAATATCTGCTGATGAGTTAGATACAACAACAATCAACTCAGGTGGATTTAGATCAAAAGCGGGTGGACTTCAAGATGCTCAATTTACCGCAAATGGATATTATGAGGCAGGTGCAAATAAACCTGACGCATTATTAGGTGCATCAAATGGTGCAGAGCATATTATTACAGCATTACCTGATAGTGGTGTTGGCAATGCATCTTACTTTTTTAAAGCAACACAGTTTGAGTACACAATGTTAGGTGCAGTTGGAGATCTCGCACCTTTTAATATTTCAGCATCACAAAGTGCAGACAAACCTGTACGTGCAACACAAATGAACGATTTTGACACAAATATTACAACAACTACAAATGGTGCATCACAACAATTGGGTGCAGTATCTAGTGCACAAAAATTATATGCAAACATACATGTGTGGTCAGTTGCAGGAACTTCAACACCAACATTAACTGCAAAGATACAATCTGATGATAATTCATCTTTTACATCACCAACTGATCGTATAACTTTTACAGGTGCAACAGCAATTGGTGCACAATATAAAACTACTGATGGTGCAATTACAGATACCTATTATCGAGTAGTTTTAACAGTCTCAGGAACGAGTCCTGTGTTTAAAACCCTGGTAAATGTTGGGATTTGCTAAAAAGTAGATCTCGCTATTTTTCCTGGTAATTTACTATAACAAGAATCAAAAACACCCTAAATATTGTTATTTAATTGTATAAGTATAAATATTAAAAAAAGGATATAAATATGAGTGTATTTGCATTAACAGATGCCTCGCTTGTAATTAACTCAGTTGATCTATCAGATCACGTCAGGTCTGTGACATTATCAATCACATCTGAGGAGTTAGATACAACAGCAATGTCTAGTACAGGTTTTAGGACTAGAGCAGGGGGATTAAAGGATGGATCGTTAGCCATCGAATTTAATGCCGATTTTGCATCAAGTGAAATTGATGCGACATTTAATGGAATTATAGGAACAGTCGTTACATTTGTTGTTAAACCAACAAGTGGATCAGTCTCAGCAACAAACCCATCATATAGTGGTAGTGTTTTGATAACAGAATACTCACCATTAGCTAATGGAGTTGGAGATTTGGCAACACTATCTGTTACATTTCCAACGAGTGGTGCTATTTTACGAGCTGTATCGTAATGGGTGGCATGGTCATTACCATGGCAGATGGTACTAAATTAGAGGTTAAAATTACACCAAAAGACATCATTGATTTTGAGAGAAAATTTGATGTACCTGTATCACAACTTAGTGTTGAGCAGAGATACGAGTGGTTGTTATATTTAGCCTGGTTATCAGCAAAAAGATCTAATGGTGTTACTGACACCTATGATCAATGGATAACTCTTGTTGAGGATTTAGATCTAAATACAGGATCAAGTGATAACCCAAAAGCTCAAGCAGTTTCCTAAAGTTAGTTGCCCAGGTATCAGTTGCATTAGGTGTCTCACCTAATGAGATACTGCAACTTGAAATGCAAATGTTTGACGCAGTTGTAAATGCATTAGAGGAGAAATACAAAGAGTAAATATTATGTCAAAAAATAGACAATTTGAGATCGACTTTTCTGAGGGTAGAGAATTACAAAGAATACTCAAAGAGTATGCCGATAAAGATATGCAAAATGCCATGACCAGGGCTAATAGGCAAACTGCTAAATTAGTAAGAGACGAGGCACGTAAAAATGTTGCAAAACAACCTGTACCTCTAGCTCGTAAAAGCTCTAAAGGTGTTACATCACAAGCAACTAGAACGAGTGCAACAATCTCCTGGAAAAAACAAGCTACTGACAGACATCCGACTTTAAACCTGGCAAACTATGGATCTAAAAATTGGCATGTGCCATATCCTCCAAATGCAAAAAGAGCAGGTACAGTTTTTTGGATGGATCAGAAAAACATGAAAAATCGAGTCGGTAAAAGATGGATCGGCAACCAATACTCAGCAGGTGACAATCCTAATTGGTCAACCTATGGCAAAAAAGGTTATGCAATTGAGAAAGCAGTTGAGGATATGAGAGAGACTGTTATTGAAATGCATGGAGAATTATTACACCAGGAATTGGTACAAAGTTTTAAGAATAGGAAAAAATAATGGGTGCAGACAAGTTTAAAATCAGTATTTTAGGTGACACTAAACAATTTGTTGATGCTGTAACTAAAGGTCAAAAAAGATTAAAAAAATTTGGTGGCATTGCAAAGGGGATTGGTAAAGGTGTCGCAGGTGTTTTTGCAGGTATGTCTGCTGTTGCACTTACATTGGGTAAAGATATGGTCAATCTTGCAACTGATGCAGGTGAGGCACAATCAATGTTTGATGTTACGTTTGCTGATGCACTACCAAAAGCAAGTGCCTTTGTTGAGGAGTTTGCACATAAAGCAGGATTTGCAGAACATGAACTACAACAATTATTAGGTACGTCAGGTGCAGTATTACAGGGTATTGATTTTACAGGAGAGGCATCTGTTGATCTCTCAACTAAATTAGCAACTCTCGCAGGTGATGTTGCAAGTTTTTCTAACGCACAGGGTGGGGCACAAGCTGTCATGGAGGCAATGACTAAGGCTATGCTCGGAGAAAATGAAAGTTTAAAGACCTATGGAATCGCCGTTTCACAGGCTGAGGTTTTAACTAAAGCATTTGAAATGACAGGAAAAACATCCGCATCCGAAATTACAAAACAGGAAAAAGCTCTAGCGACTTATGAAGTATTATTGAAAAAAACAACTGTACAGCAGGGAGACTTGAACAGAACACAGGACAGTTTTGCTAACAAGTCCAGGAAAGCACAGGCACAGTTAAAGGATCTAAAAGTAACATTAGGTAATGAGTTACTGCCTGTGGCAGAGCAAATGTTACCTGTGTTAATGAATATGGTACAAAGTTTTAATCCGTCATTAACAAATGCAATAAAAGCTCTCGCACCATTTTTAAGTGCTATTGGAAAACTAATTAGTGCACTACTACCACCAATAATGGCAGTAGTGACGTTTATATTGCAAAAATTACAACCTGTGTTTTTAAGTCTCAGCGATTTTATTCTTGATACAGTTATACCTGCATTTCAAAGACTGCCCCAGGCATTTGAGGATATGATTAACAAAGTTATTAGAAAAATAAATAATTTTTTTAGTAAGTTAAATAATTTCTCTAGCAAGATCCAGGGTTTTTTCAAAAAATTAGGTGTAGATGTACAAATGCCACAATTGTCAATGTTAGGTGAAAAAGATTTTGTCAGTAGCGGTGGTGGCTTAAGTTTAGATGATATAGATTTGGCAAGAGAGTTGGCAGGATCAATGGCAGGAGTGTCTATACCTGACACAGCTAGTGCATTAAGTGGATTTGGAAATAGTGCATTATCTACATCAAGTGCAATGGATAATTTTCCAACAGATGTGCCAATAACAACAACAACTGTAAATAATAATGTGACAGTTACCGCACCACCATTAACTGATCCTGTTGCAGTTGGTAAAGAAGTAGAAAAAGTATTACAAGCAGTTGAGCAATCCCAGGGCAAAGTAAATATCACAGCTCGTAGGGCAACTCAATCATTTAGAGTTGTACCACTTTAGTAATGTCATTGCCATCTATACGTGTGCGGATTGGTTTTAACCAGGAAGTATTAGAGCTTGATGATCTTATTAGAGGTAAGTTAAATTTTAACAAACTCGCAGGTGCAACTGTATTTACAGATGTTACAAACAAGACATTATCAGTCTCTACAAGTAGAGGGAGATCAAGAGACCTGGACGCATTTACAACAGGTACAGCAACAATATTACTTGATAATCTTGACGCAGGTTTTGATCCAACTAATGCTAGTGGTGCATACTTTGGTGGTATTGAGCCACTTATGGCAGTAGTCATAGATGCTACAACTGATGGTGGATCTAATTACTATGATATTTTTACAGGGTTTGTTAATACCTGGTTAGTTAATTATCCAAATAGTGCTGACAGTACAGTTAGTGTTACATGTTCTGATGCATTTATGAAATTAGCAAATACACAATTAAACTCAGCATCTATATCTAGTGCAAATACAGGTGCATTTATAACATCAATACTTGACAACGCATCTGTTGCATTTTCACCTGACAGAAGTATTGAGACAGGTAATAGCACAATGGCATCACAGACATTATCTGAGAATACTTTAGGTGCAATACAGACCGCAGAGTTTTCAGAACAGGGTGCAGTATTTATTGCAAAAAATGGTGATTTTATATTTAAACAAAGACACAGCACATACCCATCAACTATTAGTGCAACATTTTCTGATGATGGATCTGATTTGCCATATAACCGCATGGATCAGATATTAGGTAATGACTTTTTATTTAATAATGTACGTTTAAAAAGAGAGGGCGGATCAGAACAGACTGCATCCGATCCTGCATCACAAAGTAAATATCTTATACGTACATTTTCAAGACAAGATCTTTACAACAGTACAGATGCAAACGTTGCTGATATAGCAAACCACATTTTGGCTAAATTTGCAGAGGTTGATCCTAGATTTTCAGATGTAGAGGTTGACCTGGACAATTTATCAACATCACAGCAAAATAGTGTCCTGGACTTAGAGTGTATCGATACAGTTAAAGTTGAGATCACACCTGTCGGTACGTCAACCCAGGTGTCAAGATTTTCTATTATAGATGGTGTTCAATGGACAATAACACCTACCTCACAAAAGGTTATTTTTCTAACTTCTGACAGTTCTGACGCACAATTTATGATTTTAGACAGTTCATTGTTTGGTAAGCTCGATGATGCTAAATTAGGGTACTAAAAACACAAATATCCAGGAAAAATAGCGAGATCTACAAAATCGGAAAAACACAACTATAACAAGAAAATTTACACAAATATAAATATATATAACCTTATAAAAGTAGAAAAAAGGATTTAATTATGGCAGGTGCAGGATATAAATTATTCGCATCAGGCGATGTTTTAACAGCATCTCAAGTCAACACCTATTTGAACGAGCAGACGATAATGGTTTTCAGCTCGACAAGTGCTCGTGATACCGCATTGGCATCTGTTAAGTCAGAGGGTATGTTTGCTTATATTACAGGTACAGGTTTATTTTATTACAATGGATCATCCTGGTTGGCAACATCTTTAACTGCGGATATTACAGGAGTGACCGCAGGTAATGGTTTATCAGGTGGTGGATCGACAGGGGATGTAACCCTGGATTTAGATCTAAATGAATTATCGTCAGCAACAATTAATGTTGCAAATGACAGCATACCAATTATTGATGCCGATGACAGCAATGCGTCAAAAAAAGAATCAATCGCAGATCTAGTATCAGCAATAGCAGGTACAAACTTAACTGCGTCATCAGGTCAATTAAACGCATCAGCAGGTGTGACATTAGGTTTAGTTTTAGCATTAAGTTAAGAAAGGATATAAATTATGAGCGACACGTTGCATAGCGTTCAGGGCGTTTTAGGTACATCAGCAGGAGATATTGTTGACGCTGTACCTAGTTCAACAACTGAAACTGTAATAGGTATTCTTGTATCTAATGTAAGTGGATCAAGTGCAGACGTAACTATTGATTTAAGTGTTACAAAGTCAGGTGGATCATTAAGACACATTTTAAATGATGTATCTTTACCATTTGGTACAACAATTGAAATAACTACAAAAATTACGTTAGAGACAGGAGACAAGTTACAGGGATTGTGTTCATCAGCATCTAGTGCTGAATACAACGTATCATTTTTACGTCAGACCTAAAGGAGTTATTTTATG